GTAGGCGAAGCGCCAACGAATGGGTTCGAGACCATGCCGTAGCGAGTCTTGAAGCCAATCTTAGGCTGGAAGGTGTTCTCACCAACCGCACGAACCATTGTTAATGGAACGTATGGACAGTAGAAGACACCAGCATCGTATGCGTTAGCACCCTTGTAACCAACAGTACAGTAGTCTGTAGTTGCATATGGGTCAACGTATACTTTCATCTTACCGTTCAGTACACCAGCAAAAGTGTTGCCTGTGTCATCAACGTTCAGGTTGGTCGACATAGCAGGAGCATAGTCGAGCATACCAGCAGCTGCCAGAGCGGAAGCTACGTCGGACGAACAGATGATGAAGTTACCACGACCACGACGAGTTTCTTTAGCAATCGTGTTAGCGTCACGGTCGATCTGGAATACCAGACCCTTGAACTTCTCTACAGACCAACGACCATCAGCATCGGTGTTCAGGTCGAAGTCAGCGGAAGCAGCACCAGCAGCGGTCAGAGCGCCACCGGACTTAGCTTGCGAGTTGATGGTACGGATAACTTCACGGTTAATTTCTGCCAGTACTTCAGCGGACAGAATGTTAGCAAGCTCGGTTTCTGCATCGAGACCGTGGATGGCTTTCAGATCTTGTGCCAGTTCCATGGTGTACTCAGCCTTCAGAGCACGTGTCTTAGCAGTTACAGACTGCTTTTCAATGGTGAATCCCATTTCAGCGAATGCCGACTGACCAGTGTCACCGAGGTTTTCGCCTTCAGTTGTGGACATGCCGCCGCCAAACAGAGCGGTTGTACGAGCGTCATCTGCCGAAGAGTCGGAATCGAAGTTAGCAGCAGACAGACCAGCTGGGTCTTCAGGCTGTGTAGTGAAGCCGGAGTCGCCAGAGAAGCCAGTATAAGGCTCTTTGGTGCCCATTGCTTCGGAATCTACAGCAGCATCACCACGAGCAGTCTTGTAGCGAGACTTCATAGCGAAGATCAGGCCAGTAGGACCGGACATTGGCTGTACACCAGCTACGTCATATGCGATCAGATTAGGCATCGCACGGCGAACAAGCGAGATCAGTACTGGGTCGAACTTACCGACGTCGGAAGTATCTGTACCAGCTTCGCTGATCATGCCAAACGAGGAAGCAGCAGCTTCTTCACGCATAGCACGCTCTTGGTTTTCGAGGATAGCAGCAGTTACCTGCTTGCGGTAGTGATCAGAAATAGGACCAGCAGTTTCTTCGTTAAGAACTGGAGCCCACTTCTGTACGAGATTATCGTAAGAGATAGGAGATTGCATTTCTATACACCTTCTTTCTTATTATTGTGGTTTATGTGTTTGCTTGAGGGCATTAACATACATAGCCATCGAACTAGAGACTTCCTGCTCTTCAGCAGACTCATCAACTTGCTCTTCAGCTACAGTTACTTTTTTCTTGGTGAAGTAAGATTCTTTGATAGTAGCAACCTTCGATGCGAAAGTTTCTTCATCTTCGAAATCAATATCTTCAGCCAGGGACTTCAACTTTTCTACCTGTGTTTCAGCCAGATCACGGGAATGTTCACGGATGATAGCATCACGCTTCAGTTCTTCCAGCTCGCCAGTCATACGGATAGAAGCTTCAGTGGTTTCGTTAAGTTTTTCTTCAAGTTCACGAACCTGAGTACCCAACTCATCTACCAGATCAACCTTAGACTCTGGAACTTCAACATAAGACTCAGTGAACAGGTTCTTAAGACCGTTCATGAAATCTTCTGCCAGTTCAGTTCTCAGACCATGCTCGATTGCCAGCTTGTTTTCTTCCATGAACTTTTCTACAACGTAGTTCAGGTATCCATCAATCTGCTCGACCATTTCTTCACGGGTAGTCTTGAGTTCTTCGTCAAATTCTTCTTGAAGTTCAGACTCAATGCGTGCAACTTCTTCAGAAACCTTAGACTTGACAGCAGCTTCCATAATGACTGCAGCCTTATCCTTAAAGGTTTCGGACAGAGTTGCTTCAGATTCAGCCAGTGCATTCATGTCAGCAGTTACGTCAACAGTAACTTTAGCTGCCTTTTCGTGCAGTTCTGGTGTCACTTCTTCAACTTCTGTGTCCTCTTTCATGCCATGCTTCATAGCATTCATCATTTTGTTGTAGGAGGCGGAAAGATCAGCCTTCTTCATTTTGGACATTTCGTTGTACATTGCATTGATCATACCAGCTTTAGTGCTTGGCATTGGGTCGCCCTTAGTGGCAACACCGCCAGGAACTTTAGCTTGCGATGGAGCTGACTTTTTAATTTTAGCAGCATCATCTTCCGCAGCCTTCTCACCATCTACTTCAGGTGCAGCTGCAGCTTCAGATACTTCTTCATCAGCTTCTGCTTCAGATTCGTCGTGAGCTTCTTCTTCCTCTTCAGGATCGGGATCCACGACCATTTCTTCAACAGATTCAATGTCTTCCATAAGTTCTTTGTCGGACATGTTTATCTCCTGTTAAAAATTTAATCTAGAGAGGAAATTCTTAAACTCCCGCATCTCAATCGCAGAGCGATCGGATCTAGAAGCATTCTTAATTTCAGTCTCAATTTGCTCAATTTCCTGAGGTTCTAAGACACCGTTATTCCAAATCCACTCTACACCTTCCATAATTCCATTAACGAAAGCTGATGGTGCAGATGGATCTTGTACGATATCTACAGTGTTCATCACATAGTCATCTCTGACCATATTGACTCCACCTTTGTTCTCAAGAGTTCCCATACCACGAGTTGAAACACCTAGCTTAACTCCACCGTCTAAGAGACCTTTCACAATCTTACCATTAGGGGTGTCAAGAATAAGTGCCTTACCCATCACATTATTACCGTCCCAGTTAAGTTCAGTAATGCGATGGGATACTTTATCTAAGTTAATAATAGGTCCAGCAGGATGGTTTAACTCACCAACTGCTCTTTGTGTTTTAACCTGCTCATTATTATACTTAGAAACTGCTTTCTCCAAGATTGGTCTTGGATAAATTCTTCCATTGCGGTTCTTTTGTTCCGCTTGGGCAAAGATACCTTCAATTACATAGTTCTTACTTCCATCGTCTTTTGCTTCGACAATGTAAGAAACTTCTTCTGTATGTTCTGTAATCAGTTTCATTTGTATCTACCTTTTACCCATCATGCTGCCAAACTCTCTGGCAGCCTTCATTGCTTCTTTCTCAGAGCCCAGAGTGTCGATTACTTGATTATCAAACATGACGTTAAATTTACCTTTAGCGTCTTTTGTAACCATTACTTCAACACCTTTTAAGTCCAAGACCTTAATAATCTTATGACCTCTAGGCGCAATGTTTTTAGCAAATTCTTTAAATGTTTTCATCTTCGACTTCTGTTTCTTCTTCTGAGGATACTTCTACTTCTTCAGTTTCATCATCAGATTCTTTATCTTCAACAGCGCCATTAAAAATTTTATCCGCAACACGGACCTTTTCATCGCTTAAACGAGATGTCAATTTATCATTAAGTAATTCATTAAATTGTTTTTCCGCATCAACATAGTTCTTTGTCGAAACATTATTTAAAAAGTCAACAATTTCAACCATTTATAAACTCCAGTTAAAAATATTATAGATTTATTTATAATTATTTATATTTCAAGATCTTCTTCGTCGTCATTTGAAATATCGCCAGATTTTTTCTCATCTTCAATCTGATCATTCATCGTTTTAATGTCATCATCAGTTAACATCAGAACGTTCTTTTGAGTCCATTCTTTAGAATAGAATGTGCCCAAATAAGGTTCAATATCACGGAGCATATTCACACGCTCTCTCAGCATCTCTGCATTTTTGAGTTCAGTGAAGTAGTTATCTGTAATATAATCTACATGTAAATCTGACTTCCAAGATTCCCAATCATCTTCTGTAATAATACCTTTAAGTAATAACTGCTTTTTAAGAATATTATTAAACAGTTCGGAGAATCTACGACGAAGTCTACTTACAAACTTTTGAAACTTAAACTCATCTCTGGTAATCTCAGATGTTCTACCTAAAAGCCCGCCTGCCTGATCTTCTGGGTTGATTCTACCCATAGGAACATTCAGTGCTTTATAGAGTTTCTTTTGAAAATAAACAATATCATCAATTTCACCTAAGTTCTGACCGCCAGGAAGAGTTGAGATTTCTGTACCTCTACCACCTTCACGTCTTGGAAGCCAAAAGTCTTCAAGCATAGACATATGCTTTTGATCATTTTTAAGATCACCTGTATTCGCATCATAAACCAGTTTATTTCTGTATCTGGACATAATGTCTTTCAGATACTGTTCTGCTTTACCTCGAGGTAAGTTACCTACATCAATATAAAAAATACGTCTTTCTGGTGCTCTTGAAAGTCTGTAGATAACCAGAGCATCTTCCATCATACGCAATTGATTGATGGGCTTTAATGCTTTATGTAAATAAGAAATTACCTTTCTGCGATTATTATCAAGCAATCCACTGGTCACATAACTAATTGCATCAGGCGAAATCTTTACAGCAGACTGTGATTTAGATCCACCAGTAGAATTTGTTAAATGCCCTGCTCTATCATCACTGTAAATATAATATTCGTCAATCTTTTTTACAATATTAGCGCCAGAGGTGGGATCTCTTTCTTTTTTAACTTCTTTTACTTTACGAATTTTAGTTGCATCAATAGGTCGAATCTCTTGAATACCCTCTTGAGGCCTCTTAGGATCAACAACCAAATGATGATAGATTCTTCCATCTACATAGTATCTGCGGAAAATATCATGCGCATAGTTCTGAAAGTCTAACATCGCAGAGATATTATCGAATTCTTCTTTGATTTGCTTTTTGATAGCATCTGTGGTTTCTACATTGTCAAGATTTAAATCGACAACTTCATCTTCACCAGAGATAACTTCATTTACAATATCTTCAATTGCTGCATCAACTTCAGGATGCATTGCTACTGTTCTATATTTTTTAATTAAATCTTTATCGTCTTTTACTTGATCGCCACCAAGATCAAGGTAAGATCCATAATGAGTGCCTGAAGCAGTAATGTATCCCGAACCATCATCATCTAAAGGTGGAACGATAGAAGGTAACTGCTCTTTCTTTTTTTCATTTCTAGCTCTTGAGATTTCAAATCCAAAGAGTTTCAAACTATCGTTTTCAGCCAAAGTACTTCTCCAAGGTGGGTAAAATAATAGGGGAGAGTCTATCCCTCCCCTATCTTATATTTATAGCGATATTAGCTAGTTGTATTAGATTCCCAGTACTGGACTTGGAAGTCCACCGTAAACTCTTCAATGACGTTTGTATTGTCATACGATACGTCGATTGCAGATACGTTAGTTGGGAAAGTGCCACGGAAGTTATAGGTCTTCAGTGTATCACCATTCTTATCCAGCTGTTCAATAATCAGATCAGCTTGATAGTCAGTTGGATTTACAAGACCTTCATTGGTTGTATGGCCGTTAATGCCATTCATCCAACGCTCCATAGCGTCACGAACACTAAAGTCTGTGTCGTTAATTACTGTGATTGTCCAAGGTTCAAACGTCCGATCACCAGCAATTTTGAGTTCACGACCACGGAATGGTACAACGATCTCAGCCATTACTGAGGAAGGGAGTTGTGCAGCTTTACACATAAAGGATGTAAGTTCTACATCACCTGCCGCATATCCTGGAAAGTTGACAGTTGCCTTAAACAGATTGGATCTAGCGCCGCCACCTTTCAGTTTTGCCTTGAAGTCATCGACTCCTAAAATAGCCATTCTTTTATCTCCTTAGTTAAGCGGTTCTAGAATTGCTGTCCGACTACTTCTTCAAAG